AGTGTCTTCATGGTTTATTAGCGCGCGAATATCGTCGCTCAGCGTGCCATCAAAGGCGTGCTGGTCGATTTCTTCAGACATCCCATAGCCCATGTCGTACACGCTGTTAAAAACAGCAAAGTACCCTTCAATCCTGGGCGCGTTTTCGCCATCAGCGGCGCGCACTTCAAGGTGCGCCGGGATGCTGCGCACCTGATACCCAATATTCTGTTTTTCCATGTTATTGTGTTCCTCCTTGGTTTTGATTCAATTTCTTCTGGTCTCCAATCATGCCGCGCGGGATATAATTTTCCAGCATGACAAGCTCGTCAAGCCCATCTTTTGGCGTCATGCCTAGCACATCGCGCACCTCGTTTCCGGTGCAAATGCCTCTGACATACTGGTCATCATACACGGTTGCAAGCGTTTGCAGGTCATAGCTGTAAAGACTGCGCACGTTAAATTTAAAATACCAATCCGGCGATAGCAGCAGCTTGCGCGTCAGCTCTTGCTGTATCCCAGTGGCCAGCGGGCCGATGGTCGTTGATATAAAATTGTTCCACTGGTCCGGGTCGTAATCCCCGGCCCCCACTAAAAACGCCGGCACGTCTAAAATTGCGGCCACCGTTTTTTTATCCAGCGTCACCGAATCCGCCAGCGCAAGGTCTGCAAGGCTTAGCGGTTTTACCTGTTCAATTTCTACGGTGCCTGCCGGCACCAGCCACGGTTCACCATCCTCATTGGTTGAGATGTAGTCTTTCAACAATTTGCTGCGCCCTTCCGGGTTTGAAAACTCCTCAACCATGCCGTCTACTTTTACCACTAAGGATGGTTTCCACTTGCTTGACATGAATGCTTTTTCAGTGCCTGCTGCTTGCTTTAGGTTATCTGCGACGTTTTTAAGCGATACCTTGTAACCCTCGCCCTGCCATGGCCTATTTGGGTTTGGGTTTGCCACAAAGTGCAGCAGGTTTTCCGGGTCGTAGCTTCTGCCATTAATCAGTATTTTGTATCCATATCCGCCGTCAGAAACAAAACTTACGTACCCGGGCGGCATTTTCACCATGTCGCCAAGCATTCCGTTTTGTGTCAGTGGTATCACCACTGCATTTCCGTTCCCGTCCAGCAGCATGGTGCGCACAATATCGCTCATCCATGTTTGGCGCGTCATATACTTATTTGGGTAGATATCGACATGCTTTGCGAGTTCATTCTTGATTCGCACGTCTCCGCCTTTTTGGTTAGCCATCAGGTGGATTGTCATGCTGCCGATCAGCCGTGCAATTTTACCGACTGCAGCCATGATTTCCGGGTTGTGTGCAAGCGACGTATACCCCGGCACATAGATATCTCCCGTTGCATCACCTCCAACAAACCAAGCCAATGCTGAGGTATTGGTAATATCCGTGTTAAGTGTTCCGGTTACTGTGCGGTTCGCGCGGTTTTTATTTTTTTTACTCAAGATTCACCCCACCATTTCTTTGCGTTTGATGATTTTTCCATATCTTCCAGCATGCGAATGCAGGCAAATACTGCCGCGTCAAATACGTCGATGCGCATGACACCTCCGTCACCGTCTATCTTTTCGTACTGCACCATATCGTCCGTTTTTTCTATGGCCCGGACGTTCGAAATGCAGTATTCAAATGGCTCTGCATGCAGATAATAAAATTCGCCATCATTGATTTTGTTCTCAATGTGGCGAAATCCCTGACTTTTCAGGTAATAATATTGCGGCTGGTCGATAACGTTAAATCCGGCTCTCTTCATTCCGATAAAATATTCCTTGCAAAACTTTCTGTCGTGCCCAACTTGTTTAATGCGGTACCCGGTCTTTTTCATTTTTACAAACCAGTTTACAATCTCTGCATGGTTTGTGGTTGGGTTATTGCTCATGTCTAGCCAGCCATCGTCTTTCCACCCAAACAAAGGTATTTCATCTTCATCCGCTTTTTTGGCAGCTTCGACAACGGGGAACCAGCAATGCGGTATTACGATATCCACATCGTGCAGTGATCCGTCCTCCCACTTTACATCATGCGCTGTGCCGTAAAGGTCACCTGCAGTTAAATCATAAAGCCTTGCAAGGTCTGCTCCGCCATACCATGTGATGTTCATTTTGCGCAGGTCGTCAAGCGTCCAGTTGTACCTTTGGTCAGATGCTCGCACTTTGTCAATGTCAAACCATGCTTTCATTGCGCTGGTATAGATATTCAGTGACCTGCTCAAATAATCCTTTCGCTGCTGCGGGTCGTTTTGTGCCTGTATAGCATCATTCATGATATCGGCCGGCCGGATGGTAACGCCGTACCCCGGGTTTGCTTTTTGCTGTTGTTCAGCGCTGGTATAGTCTACATCGCCGTTATCATCGGCTTCCGCTCTTGCAATAAAAACAAACAGTGTATCATCTGTCACCGTGCCGTCGACCGTTTTAATGCCATATTGCAGCCTGCGATAACAAAAGCTATTTTGGTTGTCACCTGCCGTTGTGATGCCAATCATCAACTTGTTGGTATATGCTTTCATTGCCTCTTTAAAGCGGTTATATTGCGCGGCTTTTTTGAATGCCTGTATTTCGTCCGCGATGGCAATGTTACAGTTAAACGAATCTTGACTGTCCGGGTTTGATGCCAGGGCTTCAATGCGAACACTGCCAATTTCACCGCCGTTATCATCATAAAACCGCGCTGTAATTGAATGCTCGCTATTATTATCCAGCACCCTAAAGTTTTCTATTTCTCCCATTTGCCGCAGGTTAAATAAAATAAAGTTGAAACTTTGTAATGCCTGCTTTAACGCTGCCGCAACGATATACACCGTCGAACCAGACGCCCGTTCAAGTAGTGCAAGGCCCCACGCAAGTGCAGCAATAAAAGTTGTTTTTCCGTTTTTTCGTGGTACAAAAATGAACGCCTCTTTAAAGCGGCGTTCATCTGTTCCGGTTAAATAAAATCCCAGTAGGTTATAAACTATAAATTTCTGCCAAGGCTGCAAAAGTAGTGGTTTTCCCTTTAAAGGGTATCCCTCTAAATCTTGCCCCTGTTCATGCACTAATGTCAGTTCAATAATGCCTATTACAAAATCTGCGTCTTTTGTTCTAAAATCAAACGCTGGGTTTTTTCTGTCTCGGTTGAAACGTATGCAGGCAAGCAATACTTCTCTGCCAACAATTAATTGGCCTGCGACCACTTTTGCTACATAAATTTCAACCTCTTCTATGTATTTTCCGGTCAGTTTTCGTTTAGCCACTGTTTAACTTCCCCAGTGCGGCAGCCAGCTTGCTGTTATTTTTTTTCGGCTGTAACTCTCCGCTGATTTTGCGGTACGCCGATGGGGTAAGGCCCAGCTGCGCCGAATAATTAAGCAGGTCGCGCCTGGTCGCTTCAATCGAAATAACGATTGGCGTTCGTGCTTGATAATCATTTTCTGTGGCGGCCCGCAGCAGCCGGCTATATCTTTCAAAGGTTTCTGCATACACGCCAATAACCCGGTTAAACTCCGGCTTAAAAAGATTCAGCCTTTTTAATTCCGCAATCGTGTTTTTTTTCACTGTTTCTGCGGTGATAGCCTTTCCCGCCATGTCCGTCACCCCCTACCTTTTTAAACTTTGAAAAAACCCGCGCAGTTGGAAAGAGTTCACATCCCAAGTAAAGTAAAAAAATAAAAAGCAAAAATAAAGAGGGGGGGATTACAAAATTAAAACCCCATCCGGTATTTTTGCAGTCAACTGCAAACGCTTGCCTAGCTCTGTAAGCGTTCCATTATTTTCTAATTTTCTGTGCGTTTGCACCGAAACACTAATTAAATTCCAATCGCAAAGCGCATATTGCGGGTATTCTAAGAGCGGATAAATATGATGCACTATCGTTGCCTGAAGCATTTTACCGTATCTTTTTGCTATCTGGTCAACATAATGATCCCGGCGCAATATATATTCGCGCTTCTTTTTCCACTGTGTTCGTCAAGTAAAAATGTTAGCAAAAGGTCCCCAAAAAGGTTAGCACCTTGGAGCACCTAATTTGTTGTTCGTGCATGTAGCATCGAGGCCTTTTTCGGGGCCAAACAGGGTGAGACCCAACG